ATTTGAGCGTATTGTTGCAGATACCGGTGGTCTTGGAAAGATGGTGGTGGAAGAAATGTCAAAGCGTTTTTCTCTTAACATTTTACCAGCTCAGAAACGTGCGAAATTTGACCACATCGAACTACTGAACAGTGATTTTAAGAAGGGCAAGCTGCAGATTCTGGATACAGAGGAGAACCAGCTGCTGATTGATGAGCTGGAATTGCTGGAGTGGGATCTAAATGAGCGCACCAAGGGCAGATTTATTGAGCGCAGCGACTGCGAAAATCACGCTTGCGATGCAATGTTGTATGTTTGGCGGGAGAGTTTGGCCTTCCTGCACCAGGCAGAGACATTCCAGCCACTTTTAGGGTCAGATGAGTGGTTTAAGCGAGAGGAGCAGCGAATGGAAGATGCAGCAGAGGCAAAAATAGTGGGTGATGTAGAGAATTGGTGGGACGAACACGGCCCAGATCCGGTTTATGAGACAATAAATTAACTATGGCAAGAGGAAGACCAGAAGTACCAAAACATCTGCAAAAGAAGGTTGCAAGACAACTTTTGGAGCGTCAGAAACGTGCTGGTGTGTATGAAAAGGGGTTAGAGGGGCTAGGCAAAGGGTTTTTAGCAGGCAGTGCATATCCGATGGATGTTGCAGAAATGATTGCAAAGGGTGCATTGACATCATCGGCAAGTTACAAGGCTGCCACTATGCGACCAAGAGGTGGAGGAATCGAAAAAGTACCACCACCAGTGCAAGATCCAAAGCTCAAGGGTACATATCCATATTTTGCAAAGAAGATGGGCCTGGAACCAGACTCTCCTGAAGCAATTGCAGGGTCAGTTTTCTCTCCAGAACCATTTTCAAAGATTCATGCACTTGCAGCACTGGGTAAACTTGGTGCAGCTAAGTTAGCAGGTTTGGGTATGGGTGCAGCCATGTTTGGTGGTCTGAAGAAGGTAGGCAAGGCAGAGAAATTCAAAAATATAAATGCACTTAGCAAATCTTGGGATTCAAAAGGTATAAAAAATCATATTTATGAAAAAGATGGAACAATCACATTAACACAAATTGAAATACCAAAAGGTGAAAGAGGTCAAGGTATTGGATCAGAGTCAATGCAAGAATTGATTGATTATGCAGATTTAACTGGTCAAAGAATCCTTTTAACTCCATCGACAGCTTATGGTGGCACTTCTGTTAAAAGGTTGGAAAAATTTTATAAAAGATTTGGGTTTAAATCTAATGTAGGCAGGACAAAAGATTTTCGTTTTAAGGATACAATGAAACGTGAACCAGATCTATCCAGGCAATCTGAATTACAAACGGAAGCACAGAAACCTGGTCCCATCTTCACATCACCAGGTGCAAAAGCTGCAGCCGATATATCCAAAGAAACAATACCTGCCAACAAGGTACGTTCTCAGCTGGAGGGAAGGGGTGTTAATAAGGATGAAATGGAGTGGACCGGATTCAATGAATGGATCAAAACCAAGAAGGGTGAAGTATCCAAAGCAGAGATAGAGGAGTTTTTCCAGCAGAACCAGATTGAGGTACGTGAGGTTGTGAGGGGTGGTAAGAGGGATGCAGACGAAGTCCAATTTGGCAGCCCACAATGGCAACTTCCTGGTGGAGAAAATTATCGGGAGCTGGTGCTGATGGTTCCACCAAAGAAAGTACCCTGGACCAAAGAGAATGTTATTCCAATTTCTGCAGAAGAATATACAAAAACACATAAACAAAATCATCCTGGGGCAGAACTTGGTGATCTTGATGCTTTCTACTTTTTCAAAACTCCAGATGGAACTGAAAGATTCCCTAAAAAACAGCACAAAGCAACTGATTACTTAAGTGATGATGGGAATAAGGGCAAAATTGTTTTTAGAGATGAAGATGATGTTGATAATTTCTTAGAAGCAACGTCTGAACAAGGATTAGGAGACTGGCTCTCTTCAATGGACTATAGCAGAGCAGATGAAGGTGAATTAGTATTGCATTTTGACGGTGTAGCAGCAGGAAGATTAAGACTATTAGAAGGATATGCGGATCAATGGGGGGGGAAGTTAAGTGCAGTAGAAGATGCAATGCCACCACCCCAGGCAATTACTAAGGAAGAAGCACTGCAGCAAGTCTTAACCAGACAACCAGAACCAAAACCCAGGTACACAGCAGGACACTATCCTGAAGACGATGTAGTTGCACACATACGCTTCAATGAGCGTGTAGATCCAGATGGTAACAAGGTGCTGTTCATTGAAGAGATCCAGGGTGATTGGGCGCATAAGGGGGAAGCAGAGGGGTTTGCAAAGGATCTACCTGAACTTCAAAAGGAATTGGAGATATTACAGGGAGAGATCCCCAAAATGGATGACCAATTAGGGAAAATTACAGACAGGCAACACGCAGCATTGAATGCAAATGAGATGGATAAGGCTGCAGAAATTATGAAAGAATATGATGAATTAGGTTTAATTTTTGATAAAAAAATAGCAAGAGAGGAAGAAGTTAAAACATTAATTCGTGAAGGTGGAACTGGAGTACAACGTGGCCCATTTGTCACAGACACCCACCAGTGGACCAACCTGGCACTGAAACGCATGATCCGTTGGGGATCTGACAATGGATTTGACAGCATTGCCTGGGTAACAGGGAAGCAGAGTGCAGAGAGGTATAAAGTAAGTAAGCAAATAAGCGAAGTACATCTAAATGGGACTGATTTTACTGCATTTGACCACTCTGGCAATCCAGTTATACAGCAAACAGGAATAACGGAACACGGTTTACCAGAACTTATTGGAAAAGAGCCTGCAAGAAAATTGATGGAACAACCTAACTTGGCTCCACCTACTTCATATAAGCAGCAAAGAAAATTAAGTGGGCTAGACCTGGATATTGGTGGAGAATACCACAAATTGATATATGACCAGGTACTGACTGCACAAGCCAAGAAGATTGGCAAGAAGCATGGTGCAAAGGTTGAGGAAGGTGAAGTGATTGCTACAGATCCAGAAAAATTGAGAAAGGTGTATGAGGAGGATTATTCAGATAGCTTTGAGATGCTGGAAATAAGAGATTATCCAGAGGTGTTTGAAGATGAATTAGCAAGCATACGCCATTCACCAAATGATGTTGTTATAGTTGATCCAAGTGGTGAATATCTTAGAGACACAGGGGGTGATATTGTATTTTTTGATGACGATGTAGCAGCTGGACATCGTATAGACAGCCTTGCAAGAAACTCAGCAGAAGACATACCTGAAAGATTTTTATTAGAGATGTACGAAGATGCAGATGAAGCTGCAGAAAAAGTCTGGTCTATGCGCCTTACAGACAAGCTCAAGCAGGCATCAAAGGATGGTATGCCCTACTACGTTGCACTACCACCCCTGGTGATTGGTGCAGCAGCTGCGCAGCGTACAGATGCACAAAGGCAACAATCCAAATCAGATGCACAAGCAATCCTGGCAAACTAATGTTCAAACTACCGGACCACGAAAAGCTAATTACCTTCCTGGAGAAAAAGAGAGTGGCAAAATTCAAGGGACTTGGAATTGATGTGGAGTTCTTCCAGGAACTTCCAGACATATCTTTTCCAGAACCACAACAACAGCAAAGTGATGCTGAAATTACTAAACAATATCTTGAGAATGCACGATGAAATTCTGGTGGAATGAAACAGATGAAACAGAAATGGGGAACCTTCTCACTGAGCTGATTGAGCAGCTGAGAGAGGATCATGTCTCCAGGCACACTCTGAACCTCGATATGCTTCGGATGTACACCCAGAGGGATTATGAGGATCTGAGGAGGGGTGGATCTGCAAACCGGATGAACCTGGAGGACTACCGGATGCGTTTGAATGTTGTTGGCAACATAACAGACACCCTGGTTTCACGAATTGGGAAGAGCAAGCCCAAACCAATGTACTTAACCAGGAGGGGTGATTATAAACTCAGGCAGAATGCACGAAGGTTGTCTGATGTAATGGAAGGTATCTTTTACCAGACAGGTATTTATGATGTTATGCCCAAAATCTTCCAGGACAGTTGCATCTTTGATATTGCAGTAATGAAAATTGGGCGGGAAGGATCTGAGTTGTTTGTGGAGAGAGTGTTTCCCAATGAAATTCTATGGGACCTGAACGCAGCCATGTATGCAGATCAACCACCATCACTGCACCAGGTAAAAACAATTCCCCTGGAGACTCTGATAATGCAGTTTCCTGAAAGAGAAGAAGAGTTGAGGTTTGCTGCATCCAGGAAGGATGAGGACTTTATGACCAGTGAGGAAGGACATGAAGCAGAGATGGTTGAGTGCGTTGAATCCTGGCACTTGCCATCCATGAATGATGCAGATGATGGC